TCAAGACTCTTTAAGTCATCAGCAGTAAGTCCGAGGGCTGCAAGTTTGGCTTCGGCATTGGCTTTTGCCTGTGCCTCGGCTTGCTTTAATACTTCCTGATTGGCTTCATAGGCTATTTGTTCCATACGCATCTCTGCCCAAGCCTCACAAGCAGCCTCGTAATCTTGACCTACTAATTCAATTTCCTCACCATTAACAATTTGTTTCATAATAGAATTTTGCTCTTTACATAAATTTATAAGTTGTTCTTTAGTCATTATTAAGCCTTCCTATATGTAAAAGCCGACACAATTTGGTCGCTTGTTGCCCAAGTCCAAGGCAAACTTGAACTTGTGTTGGATTGAACAGGAAAGTTTTGAGCTGTTGCGCCTTCATTTATATTATTCCAAACTATACCGCCATTAGTTCCACTATCTAATATCTGTGTTTGGCACTCAATATAGTAAGAGCCAGAGTCCAGCATTAGCCCCCCTGGAAATTGGCTTAAATAAATTGAACTATGCGCTGTTGTAGGTAGAGAATACTTAATGCTACCGCTAACGGAAGTAGTGCTTCCAAATACAATTTTCACAACAACAGAAACTAAATCCCCGTTGGTTGCGCTAACAGCCGTAACAGTTCCGTTACCTACTGTAAGATTTGTCCAACTTGGTGTGTAACTTGTAAAAGTTGGGCCACTAGGGGCAGCAGGAGCAGCCCATTTTAATCCAAGACTTTGTGTGGAGTCAGCTGTCAGAATATGCCCATTAGTTCCAATTGGAATTCTTGCGTCAGCGGTATCAAATCCAAATAAATCGCCCTTAGTTGTAAGCGGCGTCTGGTCTGCAGTTGTTGCCCATTCAGGAGCTGTCCCACCAGAATTAACTCGCAATACTTGATTGGCAGTTCCGATAGGCAAAGCAGTATTTACATTGGCAGTTGCTGATCTATAAGCAAGTGCGCCAGTTGTAGTCTGTGGGTTTAAGTTTTTTGTCGTTGTATCGATTGAGCTGCCCAATGTGCGAATTGCAGCAGCGCCATCCTTGACGAGATCAGTATCGTCAGGAGTGTCCCAGCCATAATTAGTAGTCGTTGCCATTTAGTCTCCTTATGCCACAATTGTAGCGTTATACCATTCCAAAGCAGGGTTAATTGTGTTCCAGAGTTCTGTGACGGGCACATCGCTCCATTTCATTGCTTGCAAGCTAAAAGCGACTGGCGATAAATTCATCGTCAAATCTAGGCGGTTTAGCCCAGCTGTCCAAGTCCAGCCTTCTACGAATCCTTGGAATTCGCCATTTACCATATTGGATGGCAAATTAGTAATATTTAATGGCATACCCATAAATACATTTAGCAGACTATCTCGGTCGGTATCATCAATTTCTGGATTTGCCGTAGTAAAGGTTATCTGCCGTAGGGCAAATTGAGGATAAGCGCGGATAAGTAGATAAAAGGCTGCTTGTGCTTCCGCGTCAGCTTGATGCCTAAGGGTTGTAGATATTGTGTTGGCTAGTTGGCCATAAAGCGTTATAGAAGCTGCATCCTCATCAGTTACCGATGCGCTGACAGTCCCATAGCCAACTGTGATTGCGTTGCGGACATCGCCAGCGCGCTTGACTATCGAGAGAGCTGGGCCAATGGCGTGATTGCCATCAAGATCAACATAGCCGTTAATGCCAAGGTATTGACTGCGGTGTGTTGAATCGGCGTAACCAATTCGGCCTTGGGCATCTTCATATAAATAACCTAATCCGCTGGTGGCATACCTAGAAGCTAAATTATAAACTGTGTCATTTAGGCCAGTTTCAGAGTGCAGCTCATAATCACCTGGAGTATCAATCTCGCCTAATCCAGTATTTTCGGCATCCTGCCATTGCGTAGTTGCGTCATAATCGTCCCAAGTCTCTGCAGCTGGCACTTCATTCCATAAGTCAAATAAGACACCTTCAAGCAATTCAGCAATTCGGTCGCCATCAAATTGATGGGCAAAGTTGCCTGTATAAATTGCCCTAGCAAGTCGCGCTAAAGCTCCTACTGCAACAATTCTAATCTGCTGACTCGTAGCTGTTGATCCTGAAGTCTGGACTGTAATGCCCAAGTCAGTAATAAAGCCGCCAAAGAGATTGACATAATCGCCATTGGAATCTTGGACTTCTATTGTTACTGCGTCATTGACTTCATAAGGAACTGCAGCTTCAGCTGTCTCTATAAGACTCAGATTGCAGTAACCAGCAATCGGTTGTTGATATATATCGGTGCGACCAGAAGTAATAGTTAATCCGCTAAGGGTTGCGCTAGTGACTGTAACGCCATCAACCTTGACTCTATAAACTGGATTCCAAAGAGTCATTGCGCTACTAAGCCGCCAAGGATTGCGCCGCCACCACCATTACGAGCGTTGCTTGTGTTGAGAGCTTCGACTACTGCTCTACTAAATCCCTCTTCATCTATTGCACTAGGTGCATTTACATTGATAACAATAGCTTGGCTTCCAGAATCTGTAGCATTAGTATTGCCAGCATTACGAGCTGCTATTCCTTCTCGTATTCTTGCAGTCTCGGCGATTAAATCTTCTTTTCTTTGTATTGATGCAGCTATTCGTTCTGCATAAGCTTGGGCTTGAGCCTCATCTAAACCAGCAGGAACCAATATCTTTCTGCCATTAACTTCATAAACTTTAGCGCCATCAAGTGTGCCGCCTCTAGGCGCTGTAGAACCGCCACCGCCACCGCCACCGCCGCCACCGCCGCCACCGCCACCGCCGCCACCACCAGCATTGACCACAACTGGGCGACCTAACTCATCTACTTCGTTAGCACCGCCGCCAATTGAGAAATCTGCTCCACCAAAGCTAGAATTGCTAAAAGGATTTAATTTGCCAAGAAGGTTAGTTAATGGATTATTTTTTATAAAATCTACGATTTTCTTATAAGCATCATATAGGTCTTGAAAGAAATTGATTGCTTTGCCTACAATGCTAACCACTGCGGTAATACCAGTTACTATGCCGCTAAAAGCGTTTTTTAAAGCCCCAGCCATTATAGGGACAATATATTTATTAAGGAAATTCCAAAGAGCGGTAAATTCTTCTTTGTTATCGTCAATGGCTTTAGTCAAAGGTTTTAATTTATCTTGAATAGCTTGAACCGCTGGGCCAACCTTTGTATTAAAAGTATCTAGTAATTGAGTTAGGATAGGCAATAATCGAGCGCCTACAGATTCTTTAGCCTCATCAAAGGCAACCTGCATCCTTGCCATCTTGCCACTAAAAGTATCTGCCTGAACCGAAGCTTGGCCGCCAAAGGTTTCGGCAAGTGATTTAGTTACATCATCGAAGCTCATTGATTTTAACTCAGCAGCAGAAAGTCCTACGCCAAGACGCTGTAGCGAAGTGTTGTTGCCATCATAAGCCTTAGCAAGGGCTACGCTGACTGCCTCTAAATCCTTGCCAGAACCAGCAGCAATATCTAAGGCTAGGGTTTGTAGTTTTTGAGCTTGGGCAACATCATTCGTAGCTCTTACTAGTTTTTCAAAAGAAGGTCTTAATTTGTCATCGGCAATACCAGTAGCCAAAGACATCTTTAGGATTTGATCCTCTACTGCTTTTATCTGTTCTCTAGTAGCGCCAGTGGTATTTTCTAAAGTCTGAGCTAATTTGACTTGAGCCTTTTCATCTTCAATAGCTGCTTTAACGCCATCTATAAGCAACTTACCTGCATAAGCAGCAGCAGCAGCAGCGGCAACCGCAAAAGCGGCGGCAGCCTTCTTTGAAAATTCCCCTAGCTTATTGCCAAAGCCTTCAACTTCTTTTTCACCTTGGCCAAGCTTTTTCTTTAGATCATCAACATCTGCAAGGATGGATAACTTAAGCGTTCTATTACCAGCCATTTGTTATCCCCATTTCTTTACAATTGCAGCAAAAGCTTCTTCCCATTTGCGAATTAGTTCAGGCTGAATCTTGCGAAGTGTCGGGTAGATGAAGTAGCCAGAATTGCCGCGTCCTCTGTTGGGAGTGCGTCTGGGGAACTGGCGATAGCGGTTACTTCCAAATTCAAGTCCTGCCCAGAGCTTCTGCGTCGTTGCGCCACCAGAAAACCTTTGAGATGCAAATCCATAAGAGAATTCGCCAATCTTTGATGACTTGCTAATGCGGACTCCTTCGGCAACTCTCCGAACACCAGAACCCGAGACTGTTCGTCCCAGAGCGGTGACTTTAATTTGATTGGCTGCGTAGGTTGCGATGGCATTGCTTTCGGTTCTAGCTTCTTGAATTGCTTGGTCATCCATTGCTTTAAAGGCTTTGAGAATACCGCGTAGCTCGCTACGATCATAAGTAATCGGATCACTTGCCACCATTTCTCTCCTTTAGTATTTCCAAGGCTGTCAAGACATCTTCCGCATCATCCCAATATTGTTTGGGAATCCGCGTCTCAATTGCCAGAAGCGTTAGAAGATAGTTTAGGCTTCCAGCGGTGTGGCTTTTGGGTTTTCATTCACCACATCGATATCTGCAACTGTCTCCATCCATACTTCGAAAGATTTAACTGGCTTACCAGCCGCTTCGCGTTTCATTGCGTTATATGCCAAAAACATAATGTCCCAGACACCGCCTAATTCGCCAATCGTCTTGCCAGTTGCTTTCTCCCATTTGGCATACTCGGGCGGTTGGGCAATATAAGTTGCTTCTTCGCCCGAGTTATATTCAATTTTTATTTGCGACTTCATAACTCCCGATGCTCCGATCTCTTAGGTAAAGGACTCCGCTGGTTGCCCAACAACTGTCATCGTCCAAGTGTCGGTGAGTGCTCCAGGAGCAGCTCCACCAGCAGTTGGGAAGATTGGCAAAACATTAAATGTAAAAGTTGCGCCTGATGCAGCTGTGAATACTGTTGAAATTGTCGTATTTGGTGCTGATTCTGCAACGCCCCAAATAATTTCAAATAGAGAGCCAGTTGCTCCCCA